GACATATAAGTATTTATAATGACATTTCGAAAGACATACAAAGGTAAGTACAAACCAAAGAATCCTGGTAAGTATAAGGGCGACCCAACGAACGTTATTTATCGAAGTTTGTGGGAACGCAAGGTAATGGTGTATTGTGATAGCAATCCTGCCATTTTGGAATGGGGATCAGAGGAGATGATTGTTCCGTATAAATCACCCATTGACGGAAAATATCATCGATACTTTCCAGATTTCTATCTCAAGTACAAAGATAAGAATGATAAGGTACGCAAGTTGATTGTTGAAGTCAAACCTAAAAAGTACACAAAACCACCAATAAAGAACCCAAAACGTAAGACATTAAAGTGGAAGAATGAAGTTCTACAGTATGTTAAGAATGAAGCGAAGTGGAAAGCCGCCAGAGAATGGACTTCAAAACGTGGAATGGAGTTCACAATACTGACGGAAGATTTCATACGCCCATATAAATAGTAGTATGGGAAAAATCCTTGATGATATAAGAAAAGCCGCAGGAGATAGAAAACGTTCTGTTCAGTGGTATCGCAACAAGATTAAAGATTTAGGTGCAAGAGTTTCTTCACGTAGATTGATTAATCAAGGTGCGTTAGCACGTCAACCAAGTTCAGGTAAATTAAATTTCTTTTTCTATGATCCTAAGTTAAAAAATATATTACCATACTATGATCGTTTCCCATTAGTGTTGCCGATTGGTTCTGCCAAAGGTGGATTTCTTGGAATTAACTTTCACTATCTACCAATCACGTTACGTGTTCAATTATTAGAAGCACTAGATGGAAAGAATTTATCAGCAGCTGATTATAACAGTTTAAAAAGAATTAGTTTGATTAAACCAACTATTAAACATTATTTGACAAACCATGTTCGTTCTGGTTTTCTACGAATTGATGAAGAAGATTTTCTTCCTGCTTGTTTGTTGCCTGTACAACAATTTAAAAAGGCATCGTCAGCTGCAGTTTACTCAGACAGTAGAAGGATAGCAAGTTAATGGCAATATTTAGAGGTGGTAAAAGATTAGGTCCTTTTGATTTAAGAATTGGATTACCAAGAGGTAGAGAGTATGATAAATTTGAAACACCAGATAGAGCAAATCCAGAAACCACAATCAATCGATTTAGAGCAGCAATCTCAAAAGGAGAAGGTGTTGCTCGTACAAATAGATTTTTAGTTCGTATATCGACACCACCAGGTGATAAGATCAGAAATGTATTAAAAACTACATTAAGAGATAATACAGAAGCACCATCACAAGTGCAAAGTGCAACACAAGCCTTAGATCAATACAATCAGGAAGTCGGTAGAGAGATTGGTATGATGTGTGAATCTATTACAATGCCTGGTCGAACATTTCGAACAGAACCATATAGACAGTATGGTCCTTCATTTAATTATCCAATCAATGTTGATTACACACCTATACAAGCAACGTTTATTGGAGATAAGTTTTTACGTATGAGGCAATTCTTTGAAGCATGGCAAGATTTGATATTTGATAACAAAACAAACAATATGAATTATTATGATGAATATACAACACCAATGGATATATTTCAGTTAGGTTCTTTTGATGAACTAAATGATAGAGATAGTGTAACATATGGTTGTCGTTTGTTCGAAGTGTATCCGGTAAGTATTGAGCCGATCGCATATTCTTATGGTGAAAATAATCAATACGTTAAAATCAATGTTACATTTTCATATAGATATTGGTTGAATTTTAACTTAGATATCGATAGTACAGGAAAAGTTGGTGGACTTTCTTCTGGTACTATCAAACCAGGATTTCAAGGTCCTGAGTTTTTCTCCAAACTACCACCTGAATTAAAGAGAACTGGACGTGATGCCTTTAATGCATTAAAACGTTCAATACCAATCGGGAAGGTATTTGGAGGAAAAGTATTTCCACCATTTACATTTTAATGAGGAGTTATTATGGCTTTACCTAATATTAATCAACAAACATTTGAATTGAATGTGCCCTCCACTGATGAGAAAATAAAGTTTAGACCTTTTCTTGTGAGAGAGGAAAAGATTCTATTACAAGCGCTTGAATCTAATAAATTAACAGACATTGCAAGAGCAGTTCAAGTTATTATAGAGAATTGTACTTTTAATAAAATAGACGTTGATAAACTACCATCTTTTGATTTAGAATATATTTTTTTAAATATACGTGCTAAGTCAGTAGGTGAAATTGCAAAAATAAGAGTATTATCACCTGATGATAAAAAAACATATGTTGAAACAAATGTTGACTTAACAAAAATTAATGTTGAAGTTGACGTGGGTCATACAAATAAAATTGAATTAACAGATACAGCAGGTGTGATTATGAAATATCCTACTTTAGAGATGTTTATTAAAAATGATTATGATAATCCTAAGGCAGATGATTTAATTAAAATGTTTGCTGAATGTATTGATCAAATTTATGATGGTGATGATGTTTATGATTACATCGACACTAGTGAAAAGGAACGTGTAGAGTTTTTAGAGAACTTAACAAAAGAACAATTTGATAAAATTACACAATTCTTTTCATCAATGCCAAGACTTAAACACGAAGTCAAACTCACTAATCCTGTGACAAAGAAAAAAGGAAAAGTGACATTAGAAGGTCTTCGTAGTTTTTTTTAATATGCCTCTCTCATATAGATTTTGAGGGACACTATCGATTGAATTTTTCACTTATGCACATTCATAAGTGGTCACTAGATGATGTCAATAATATGTTACCGTGGGAGAGGGAAATATACGTATCATTACTCAATCAACATATTGAGGAAGAGAACGAAAAAATAAAACAAAGGAGTAAAAAGAGAAATGGCTGAAGAAATTAAAGAAGCAGGATTTCACCCGGCAGATACTAACGGTGACGGTAAAGTATCACCACAAGAAGAAAAGATGTACTTAGAGTTCAAAAGAAAAGAACTCGAAGATCAGGATGCTCAAAGAGATGCAATGAGAAAGATGACATGGTTTGCATTAGCAGGTATGTTATTATATCCATTTACAATTTTAATTACATCATTACTAGGTTACGATAAGGCTGCATCAATCATTGGTGATATTGCACCCACATATTTTGTGGCAATTTCAGCATTAGTGGCTGCGTTCTTTGGTGCTGATGCATTAAAGGGAAAGAAGAAGTAATTTAAATGGCGGACAATAGTAAAACATTTCAGGAACTACTGATAGAACAGAGAACCACAAATGAAAAACTGTCCGCATTAAGTTCGGACAATAAAACAATAGGTCAATTATTAAAAGAACTTAAAGATGAAACTGCAAAACCAGATAGTGTTTCCGAAAACATAGCAGGTGCATTACCAGAAATATTAAGTGATAGAAGAATAGCTAAACAAAGAGAAGAATTTGATAAAGAGGAACAAATAACAAAAATAGATGATGAACTAAGAAATTTACAAGAATATAACATAATGGGCTTTGATGATATCACTAAAGCATTAAGAGATACCTTACTTTATGAACAAATACAAGATAAAATAGAAAAAAGAGAACAACTAGCGTCAGGTGAAGAACCTCAAACAGTTAAACCATCTGATGAAGGTGAAATTGATGGTGAAAAAGCAGGTGAATTAGCAACTACAGGTATTCTTGCTGGTCTAACAGGTGGAATAACTGCTGCTGGATTAGGTGCGTTTGCACTCTCTTTCGGAAAAGGTATACTTAAAGGTGGTCTATTAGGTGGTATAGGATTACTTTTAGGAAACTATTTAGCAGATAATGTTGATGATGAATTTTTGAAAGATGGTTTATCAAAGGGCATTCCTGCGGCTGCAATCGGATCAGCATTTGGCGGATTACCTGGTGCTCTTGCAGGTATTGCCATTACAGGACTTGGGGGTATGGTTGATTTTCTATCTGGTAAATCAGATGAACTTTCAACTTATGATTTTGCATCAGCAACATTAGGAACTGCAGGTGCGGCTTACTTTGCAAAAAGTAAAATAACAACATTATTGAAAGCAGGTAAAGGTGGCGTTCCTGTTCGATTAGGTGCCGCTCTTTTATCAACACCTGTTCTTATTGCAGGTGGTATTGGTATTGCATTGGGTGTTGGTGCTAGATTTCTTGCAAACAAAATGGATGAATATCAGGATAAAACGTTAGATCAAGCAAAAAAGATTAGTGAACAAATTGATAAAGATATGGGCGAACAATTTGCCAAAAGTGAAACAAAGTTATTAGAAAGACTAGGCCTAACGGGTATAGGGGATATTGTAGGAGCTGAAAGATCAGATACAGGAGCATTTAGACAAGCAACTGTTGAAGGTGTTGAAGAATTTAGAGAACAAGGTAAATTGTCTGTCGATACTGCACAAACCATGTCTGATGCGGCAGATTCTTTAATGAAAATATCAGATGAGAATTTAAAAATAATATTAGAAGATAAAGTGAAGGCAAGAGATTTATTAACAACTTTACAAAATCT